GCATTTTTTTTAGTATCTCTTGCAGCTTGGGAAAGCTCTTGGGGAGAATCCAATTTTGCCAAAACTAGGAATAATTTATTTGGCTATATGGCTTATGACAGCGACACAAATTCAACAAAGCATTTTTCCTCCATAAGGGAATCAATTCTTGTGGTCGCCAAACACCTGTCGGAAGAATATCTAACAGAAGGTGGAAAGTATTTCAAAGGCTATGGAGTTGAGGATGTTAATTATTTTTATGCATCAGATCCCCAATGGTACGAGGGAGTTTCTTTAATTGCCAAGTCCATAGAAAACAAGATAAGACATGTTGATTAACATGTCTTTCTTGACTTTTGGTTTAATTTGTGGTATAATTATATTATAAGAAAAGTAAGAATAAAAGGAGGAGTTATGATAGTCTCAAAAAGAGAAATTGGTGGTCTTTGGAATGTTGGAGAAAGAATCTTAGCAAAATATCACGAGGGTGCAGAGTCTTTTTTAGTTGATCTTGAGGGGTATTATTTTGATGTTGGTAGACAAACTATTATGAATCAAATCGCCCTTGAAGTAACGTCCTGTGGTGATAAAGTCCTTTTGGTTACAAGAGGCTTCAGCGAGCTGTTTTGTGATCGAGTTATTAGACCGCCCTTCGATCAAAATTCAGTAAGAGGGTATCGTGGCTATATTTTAATAATTGATCAACTCTCTATAGAGGAGTTTGATCGAATGGAATTATCTAAGAGTGGATTAAGAATTTTTGGATTTTTAAAAGGAGGAGCAAATGAATAAGGTAGATTTTGAATTAGGTATGGTAGTGTATTATGATGATGAAGTTTCAAAAAAGTTCGACAACGAAACAAGTCATAGTCTCAAGTATAAAAACCAAATCCTAAAAGGAGAAGTTGTAGCAATTGGAGAGCAGGGCATTTGTGTAGATTTTGGAGAAGGTTTTCAAGGTCATCACGGAGGATTGCCCGTAAACTTCATGGAGGAACTTGATCCAACTAATTTTCCAAACGGAATCCCAGAAAAGTCACATCGAGACAGGGGCAATCTGTGGTTCTTTGATTTTTCTGCGGCGGAGAATGAGTTTCTAACTACAGACTTAAAAGTTATCCCAAAGATTTAGTGAGCCTTAGCTCACTTTTTCTTTTTTAAAGCTTGCTAAAACTATTCCAACATAATACCAAAAACCAAGCTGAGAAATTATCAACTCAAGCTCACTACATAAGGATTCTAATTCGTCTTCATTTGAGGAGTATCCCTCAACCACAGAAAAGAAAAATAAGTCGTGGCTTAAAAAGACAACCGGTCTCCCTTGTTCTTTTGTTAGTACAATATCTGTTTTCTTTATTTTAAAGTTTTTATGACTTCCTTCTGCTAACCAATTAAATTTTCCGATTAAATCTTTTGCTTTCATTGTAATACTCCTTTTTAAAATATTTTAAGTAATCTATATAAAGCCGAAATAAACTTTCGACGGGGTCTATATTTAGTATACCACAAATCAAAAGAAAAGTCAAGTAGAGGCAAGATGTCAAGTTTTTGACAAAAGAGTAAAATTGTGTTATAATTATAGTATAGGAGGTAAACAAATGAGCAATCAAGTAGAATTAACTAAACAGCAACTAAATGCGGTAGACGCAATCTTTTATCGAGTTCAACAAGGCGAAAGCGTTTCTATTCTTACAGGGTATGCTGGTACGGGAAAAACAACAACTCTAAACTATCTAATCCCACAGTTAAACTACCAACCAAACGAAATAGCTTTGGCTGCATACACTGGTACTGCCGCAAAGAATATAAAAATAGCAGACAAAAGAGGTCAAACCTTACACTCTTTAATTTACGATCCAATTATGAAGCGAGGAGTATGTGTTGGCTTTAAAAGAAAGAGTCCTGAGGAGTTAGCCTCTCTTAAGCTTATTTTAATTGATGAGTTTTCTATGGTTCCTCAAGACATGATGGAGGACATCTTATCTTTTGGAATACAAGTAATGCTTATTGGTGACCCTGCACAGCTCCCTCCTATTGGCGACCCCAACATGTTTTTTAATTCTTCTCATGCGCACTTAACAGATGTACATAGACAAGCATTGGGAAATCCTATTTTAAATGCAGCAACTAAAATTAGAGAGGGAGATTTTGTCCCAGATGGTAATTATGGTAACATACTGCTAGTTGATAAGAAAAAGAATTTAAAACAAGAATGGCTCAGAAAAGATGTTCAATTTGTTGTTGGCAGAAACACAACAAGAGAAAAAATTAACTCTCGAATTGCTGGACCTCGCCCATTCATTGGAGCAAAGATTATGTTTTTGAAAAATGATAAAAATGGTATAACAAATGGAACCTTTGCAGAAATATTAAAACTTAAAAACTCATATGGATCTTACAAGCTAGATGTTATAACTGACGACAATATTGTTATTACAGACTACTGGGCAGATTTCAACGAGCAGAAAAACAAAAAGAACCAATTTTTCTCCTTGGCTTATGCAATAACCACACATAAGAGCCAAGGCGCAACTTTTGATTGTAGAGGGGTAATTGTTGATGAGTCAAGTTTTTTCAAAGGACAAGAACGACAAATAAGATATACAGCTTTAACTAGATTTACTGGCAACTATCCAGTAGTTTGGTTGAGGTAGGAGGAAAAATGGCGAAGAAAATAAGACAACAGGCAATAAAATTTCTTGGAAACTTGAATAGCTTTATTACAATGGAAGATCTGATAGAAAAAGGTATGCTAGAGGAATATCTTGATGCTTGTCAATATTTTAGAGAGACATTGGGAAGTTGGAAGATGAATTTTGACAACGATGAAGATCTTTCAATTGTCGGCGCACTTTACAACGCAAAACCAAGATCGATCACGGTTGAGGAAATTCACGGAGTCACAGGACTAAATCAAAAGGGTTTAACGGGTAGACTTTTTAATCTAACTGCCCGAGGATATATATCCGTAAAACAAGAAAGAATACAAGGCAAGATGAAAACCTTATACTCTTTAAGTGTGTTTGGAATAGAAGAGTATTCAAAAACGATGATGGAGAAAATTAATGAGGTTCATAATGACCGAAGAAGAGTTTGACTTTTTGTTAAAAATATGTTATAATTAATTATAAGAAAAAAAAGGAGAAAATTATGACTTATGAAGAAATCCTAGAAAGCTATGCAATGAAATATTGGTCACTCCCAAACGGAAGTAGCGCAGCTCAAACAAAAAGACTTAAGAAGGCTATTAATGGCAGTGATTATTTTCTTACGAAAAAAAGAGATGGAGCATTTTATCGCTTCGGAATAAAAGACAAAGACTATATTCTTCAATCTCGGACAATGAGCGTAAAAACAAAAGACTGGGTTCAAAAGCAAGATAATGTTCCTTCTATTATGGAGGTTTTGTCCACTCTTCCATCTGAAACAATTTTACTGGGAGAAATTTGCTTTAAAGGAGTAGAAAAAACATCGAAGGAAGTTGTATCCATAATGGGTTGTTTGCCTACAAAGTCAATCGCTCGTCAAGCTAAAACTCCTGTGGAATATTATATTTTTGATATTTTAATGTTTGATGGAAAAGACCTAACTGGTCTGGAGGCAGAAAGTCGAATTAAGTACATCGACAAGGTAAAAGAGCTAATCAATTCTCCCTTAATTTCCTACGTTGAGGTAATTACTGAAAACATTCCAGAGACAATCTCTCAATGGCTCTCAGAAGGCGAAGAGGGTGGAGTTCTAACCGAAAAGAAGGGAACTTACGACGCAAGACTCGATAAACATGGTAAGCCAAGTTGGAGAACAATAAAGGTTAAACAAGAAATGAAACAAACTTTAGATTTGGTTGTTATGAGTATACTGCCAGCAACAAGAGAATATCAAGGAAAATATCCAACAACACACAAACTTTGGTTTAATATTGTAAAAGAAGAAAAACTTGAAGGAAGTTACTACGGAAAAGGTGGTCAATATATAGCCGTTTCGGAGGATTTCTTTTACGATCTGCCTTCTAGTGTAAGACTTGGAGCTTGGTATGATGGAAAATTAATTGAGGTTTGCAGAGTTAGTGGATTAAAAGACTCTCTAAAGATCGACTTAAGAGACAATCCGGAAAAATACCTTGAGAAAGTTGTTATGGAAGTTGGAGGAATGTCTATTGATACCGTTGAAAAAACATTACGCCATCCGAAGTTAGTCCAAATAAGAGAAGATAAACAAAGTTTAGAATGTCAATACACTGATATTTTTGCCTAAGAGAAGTTTATTCTTCTCTTTCTTGACGTTTTAAGCAAAGTATGTTATAATTAATATATAAGGTTAAGAAAGGAGTTAAAATGTCAGAACAATACACCGAAAAACAAATACAAGAACTTCCCATTCTGGAAGGCATAAGAACGAGATTGCCAATGTATGCAGGGTCGAAAGATGCTGCCGCTATAACTCACATTGTTTTTGAGATAATCAACAACTCAATTGACGAGGCTATTTCGGGCTATGGCTCAAAGATCGAAATAGAACTTAACACAAAAACGAACAATGTTCGAGTTCGAGACTTTGCTAGAGGAATACCTCTTGGAAGTTTAGAGGGAGTGCTAACTAAGCTCCATGCAGGTGGAAAGTTTAATCAAGAGTCTGGAGCATACAAAGGTGTTGGCGGTCAAAATGGAGCAGGTTTGAAATTGGCGCCTGCTACTGGTGAAGTTACTGCCGTATCGTATCGAGAAGGTCAAAAAAGAACAATTCAGTGTAACGTAAAGGGTGTTTCAAAAAATGAACTTTCAAAAACGAAGGAAGTTAATGGAACGGAGATTAGTTGGACACCTGATCGAGAAGTATTTACTGAAACCTTTCTTGAAGTTGAAGGAATCAAAAAAAGACTTGACGACATGAGTTACCTAATGCCAGGAATTGAATTTGAAGTAACGGTAGATGGAATAAAAGAAAGCTTTAAATCCAAGGGGTTGTCGCAGTTTATCAATGACTACACTGTGGAAAAAGATCGTATCACACCAGTATTTAACTTCAAAGCAGAAACTCAAAATCTCAGCGTTGAAGTTGCTATGGTTTGGACGAAAAGAGAAAACTTTGAGAAGGCTTATACAAATATGATTTACAATTCTCAAGGTGGAACCCACACTACTGCGCTAAAAGCTACAATAACAAGAGAGTTCAATAAGTTTTTTGAGACTTCTTTTGGCGGAGAAGAGATTAGAAGAGGACTATGTTTTATTATCTCTCTATCTATGGCAGAGATTCCAGTGTTCTCGGGACAATCAAAAGAAAGATTAAATCACTCTTCAATTAATGGAAATCTTTCTGGTTTATTTAAAGACGAAATCAAAAGCATTTTTAATTCTGCGCCAAAAGAGTTTGAAGCAATTGTTAAGTTGCTCACAAAGCTGAATGACGCAACAGACGTTGATAAACTAATGAAGAACATTACAGCGGCAAGCAAAAAAAAGAGTTCAAGCCTCTTCAATGTTTCAACGAAGTTTAAGGGGTGTTCGTCAGATAGAGATATTGAGATTTTCTTAACAGAGGGTGAATCAGCTTCGGGAGGACTTAGCTTAACAAGAAATCCAGTGAATCAATCAACCTATGCCTTAAGAGGTAAGCCACTCAATACCTTTAGCAAAGAGCTTGTAGATATTTTAAAAAATGAAGAGATTCAAGATTTGATTAAAATCCTTGGCGAACCAAAAGACGCAATAAAGAAGTTTGATAAAATCATTTTAGCCGCAGATGCCGACGTAGATGGAACTCAGATTATAAACTTGCTTCTTGGGTTTTTCGCAAAGTTTTACAAAGTGTTGCTGCTCGAAGGAAAGATTTATATTCCAACCTTGCCAATGTACATGGCTTCTTCACCAAAAGGAGAGGTTAAGTTTTTAATGAACGATGAAGAGAAAAAGAAGATACCCTCAACTTGGGATATTAGTTATTTAAAAGGGTTGGGGGAGCTCTCTCCTTCGGAACTCGATAACTTTACAACAAATAGAAAAACAAGAAAACTAAAACAAGTAAAACTAACGGAAGAAACCTATGAAGAGTTCTATGAGTCTCTAAAGCTTGCGTTGAGTAAAGCGGAGGAAGACTTAGCAATGAGAAGGGAGATGTTCATATGAGCGATTTTAATGTAAATGAATTTATTATTGAATCTTTAACAGAATACGGAACTTATTTCAATGAAGAAAGAGCCATACCATCTATCTTCGACGGGTGTAAGCCTTCTCAGCGAAAGATTCTTTATTCTGCTCATGTTTTAGGACTAAAGCCAACTGGAAAATTTAGAAAAGTTGTAAACCTTATCGGCGAGACAACAAAGATCTATCTCCATGGTCCTGCTTCCTTAGAGGAGGCTATTGTAAGAATGGGGCAACCACACAAAATGACCTATCCTCTACTATCTGGAAACGGAAACTGGGGTGGACAAGCTGCACTCTCAATGAAAAAGAGTGGTGCCGCAGCTCCTAGATACATTGAGTGTCGAATTAGCCCCCTTGGAGGCGCATTGCTCGAATCTCTAAAAAATGGAACTGCAAAAATGAAGAGAAACTTTGACAACACAATGGACGAACCGGAGCATTTGTTCATTCCAATTCCAGTTTTTCTACTTTTCAATCAACTTGGTATTGGAGTTGGTACTGCGACCTCTATTCCAAGCTTTAGATTAAGTTCGGTAATCGATGCAACTCAAGCGCTTATGAAGGATAAAGCGATATCCGAAAAGGATTTTGCTAAAATTCTTCAACCTTACTATTCTCAAGAAGCAACAATAGTAAACAAAAGCGAACTTCCTGTTGTTTATTCTCATGTACCAAGAGATAACAAAAATAAATCTATTAAGTTTAGAGCGACATTCCAAATTAAAGGAAATGAATTAATTATAACAAATTTCCCATATAGCTCAAGTCCAGACTTAGTAGTTTCTCAAATTGAAAAAGCTCTTGAAGTCTCACCTATCTTCAATTCTATCTCAAAGGTTCAAGACACAAGCTCTCTTGAAAATCGAAAAGAGAAGGTAAGTATGAGTATTGAATTTAAACCGAAAACTGATGTTGAAGATTTAATTCAAACCTTATGTGAGAAAACCTCTTTAGAAAGTAGCGTTAGTGTTAATTTAGTTTTACTAGATGCAGAAGGGCATGCAAAAGAGTATAGTGTCAGAACTGCGCTTTTGGCTTGGATTGAGATTTATCTGAGAAAAACAAAAGAGAAGCTTGAGCATGAGAAGAGAGGACTTGAAGAAAAAGGTCACATACTCAAAGGCTTAATTAAAGCCTTAGACGAGATAGACGAAATCATAAGATTAATAAAGTCTAGCGAGAGCAAGTCTGCAGCTATGGCGAAAATTGAGACGAGAGGGTATTCAACTCCACAAGCTAAAGCCATCCTTGACATGAAACTTGTTAAGCTTGCAAATCTTGAGTATCAAGAACTATTAAACAATCTAAAGACAATCCAAGAAGAGGTCGCAGCATTAACCCTAATCTTGTCCAACCCAGTTCGCCTAGTTGAATATTCGACAATTTTAATGAATTCGTACCGATCACAAGAACTATATAGTACGCCAATGAAAGAAGTTGATGAACTGTTTGCGAAGCGCAATAAAATTAAAGAAATCAAGGTAACCTATGCCAAACTTGACCGAGGAAATGTTAAATATGGTGGATCAAAAGGCAAAGGAGACTGGAAAGAAGTTTCAAAAGAAAATCCTGCTTACGCAATCTCCAAAGAGACCTTAATTCCAATAAAAGAAGAAGTCTTTGCCAGAGACGTTGACCTACTACTACAAGAAGAATTAGACTCTTATGATATAATCACAGTAAACAAGGAAGGCAAAATAAAACGTACTGCGGGAAGTATTATCAAGGCATCAAAACCTGTCGCTCTTACTTCCCAAAAGGATGTTGTAACTAGCTTACTTTGCAAGGAGTCAGACTATGTTGTAATCAAAACAAAAAATGGCTACAATAATATTTTCTCGGTTTCTGAAGTCAACCCAACAGGACGAGGTGCTCTTGGAGTTATTGGAATAAAACTTGATCCTAGTGACAATGTAGTATCTATTGAGATTACAGATAGTCCAAAATGGGTTGGTAAGCGCGCTCACAAAGGTCGCAAACTAAAGTAGCAAATACTTGACATTGTTTTAAATCTATGGTATAATTAATTATAAAGTAAAAGGAGGTGGGAAGATGAGTCAGCGCATTTGGTTAATTTCAGACACGCATTTTTATCACACAAATGTAATTAAATATTCGGGACGTCCTTTTGAGACAACCGAACAGATGAACAGAGTAATGATTAATAATTGGAACAGAATGGTAAAAAAACAAGACTACATTTACCACCTTGGTGACTTTGGTTTTAGTACTGCCGAAAATCTAAGAGAAATTGTTTCTAAACTCAATGGAGTGAAAATCCTAGTAAAAGGCAATCATGACAGGGGCAGTTTTAAAAAATATCTTGACTTAGGTTTTGATGCGGTTTACGCTAACTCAGTTCTACTTAATGATAGATATCTTCTAAGCCACCGACCAATTGAGCTAGAAGAAGGTAGTCAGTTTTTTAATATCCACGGTCATATTCACCAACACAACCTGGATTCTAATCTGCACTTTAACGCAAGTGTAGAGCAGATAGAATATACTCCAATACTTTTTGAAAAAGTTAAGAAAATTCTCACATCAGGTAGTTGACATATTATTAAATCTATGGTATAATATTTATATAAGGTAAGAAAAATATTGCCCTTTCTGGAGAAACATTAACCCAAAAGCCGAAGATAGAACTAGAGATCTTCACTCAGAATGTTGTTGAAGTTGGGGCATTAAATATTTGACATTCCTTTCGATTTATGTTATACTATTTATAGAGGTTAAGAAAAGCTGTTAATTGGCGCAAATGTCGCCAATCAAATATTTTAAAATAAAAGGAGAACAACAAAATGATGCAAATTAAAACAAAATCGGAGAACACGGTAAAAGCTTATGAATTCTTGGCTTCACACAAGGGAGAAGCGTTTACAATTAAAGCAGTAGCGGAAGCTATTGGCGCAACTTCTAGTCAAGTAACTGGTGGTTTGGTTTCTTTAGAGAAGAAAGGCGTTCTCGTCAAAACTGACGTAGAAGTCAACGAAAAACCTTACAAAGCTTACCAATGGGCTTTGGAAGCAGAATTTGATTTTGAAACTGCAAAAAAAATGACTGACAAAGGTGTTGTTCTACTTCAGTATCTTCAAAAAGTAGATGGAACAGATATGACAGCTCAAGAAATTGCAGCCGAATTGGAAATGGCTCCGATCGCTGTTAATGGCGTTTTAAATGGACTAATCAGAAAAGGTTTAGCTTTCAGAGACGAAGCAATCGTACAAGTTGGCGAAGATACAAAAACAATGAAATTCGTTACTCTCACTGACGCAGGTAGAGAATATAAATTTTAATTAACGCCCCGAAAGGGGCTTAATTAGCTAAAATTTAAAAAATACAAAGCGCAAAAAAACAATTAAAAAAAAGAGGAGAAAAAAATGGCTATTTCACAAAATTTAAACGAATGTTCTATTGAAGGTAAAGTAATTTCTATCGATCACACATTAGCAATAGTTAATGGAAAAGATGCAATTTATGGTACTGTCACGGTTGAAGCGGGCGAAGATAACTTTGTTCCAATTGGTTTTTTCAGCTACAAAACAAAGAATGATGGCGGAGAGAATAACGTTTATAAATCTTTGCTTTCTGTTATTGACGATTATAAAACAATCGCAAATGACGGAAGAGATGCGGCTGACTCTGTGGTAATTAACAAAGTTGAACTATCTGAAAATGTTTTCTTTGGTCAAGATGGGAAAATGATTCGTGGATTCCAATTAAGTTCTTCTTTCTACAATCGTGGAATCGTAAAAGAAGCAGGAGCAAAATTTACTGTAACTGGTGAAATCTTTGAAATGATTGAAGAAATTGTTGATGATGTTCCAACTGGCGCTTTAATTCTAAGACTTTTGGTTCTAGGCTACAAAGGTCGACCAAATATCATAGACTTTAATGTTGTTGATTCAAAAGGAGTAAACTACCTTAAAACAGTTGCTACTGTTGGACAAGATCTTAAAGTTAGCGGAGATATTTTGGTTATTGAATCAGTTGAAGAAAAAACTGAAGAATCTGCATTTGGCGCTCCAATTGTAACTTCAAAAAGAACTACAAGCAGACAGCTTGTTGTTAAATCTGCAACTCCTCCTTCAACTGGGCTTTTAACAGATGAAGAAAGAAGTCAAGTTCTTGCAGTAAGAGAAGGAATCGTACTGAAAGCAAAAGAGAAAGCAAACAAAAAAGCAGCTACAACTACAACTAGTAAACCTTCCTCTGGAAACTTTACATTATAAAAAAATAAAGAGGGGCAATTGCTCCTCTTTTTTAAATTAAGAAAATAATAAGTAAATAAAAGGAGGAACAAATGATAGATTTAACAAATATTATTCCGCACGAGGTTAGTAGCTCGATAAGTGGTTATGCAATTGGATTTTACGGGGATCCTGGTTCCGGGAAAGCTCAGCCAAATTCTGCCGCCATTTTAACTCCAAATGGTTGGGAAAAGATGGGAGACTTGAGGGTTGGTGATTACGTCTTCAATCGACTTGGACAGCCCGTTAAGGTTCTTGGTTTTTATCCACAAGGTGAGAAGAAAATCTATAAATTAACATTTGAAGATGGAAGAGTGGCGCACAGTTGCTTGGATCATCTTTGGACCTATGAAACAGACCATGGAAATTTTGAAACAACCTCTCTCTCAGAATTGATACTAAAAGGTACTAGAAACGATACTGGTCACTTCCGCTACAAAATGCCCCTTTCAAAACCAATCAATTTGGAGGCTAAGAATTTTACAGTAGATCCCTATGCTATTGGAGTCTTTCTTAGTGACCGCTCTGACGCCTTAAAGCAATTTAAATTTTCTACGGAAGATTTTGCTATTATAAAGGAAGTTATTGGATTACTCAATAAGAACGAAAGAGAAACAATTGAAAGCCTGGTCGGAAAATTTTCCGAAAAGAGAATTCCAAAAGAGTATTTGCTCGGATCAATTGAAGAAAGATTTAATCTTCTTCAAGGTTTGATGGATGTTGCTGGAATTGTCTCTCTAAATGGCGAATATGCTTATTATTTTAGTCACAGCTTGAAACTTGCAAAAGATGTTCAGCATCTTATTCGCAGTCTTGGTTTTTTATCCTTTATTTCAGCTTTAAATAAGACGACAGAAGAGGAATATGTGGTATCTCTCTGGGGGCTAGAAAACATTGAAAAAGTTTTTAGACTTCCTCAAAAAAGAAAAAAGGTTGTAGAAAATTCAAGTATACTGAAAAACAAAAACCAAAGAAGCACTATTTCTCTTAAGTCTATTGAATTCTCCCATCGAGAAGAAGCAACATGTATCTTCGTTGACGATCTTGAGCATCTATACGTCACAGAAGAATACGTTGTAACTCATAACACAACGACGGCACTTAAATCGCCAAAGCCTTTGCTTTTCGCATTGGAAAAAGGCTATTTAACTATTCCAGGAACTAGAGCTGTTAATATAACTAGTTGGACGGATGCTTTAACCGCAGTTGCCCAATTAAGAAAACCAGAGGTTAGAGCGCTTTACGAAACTATTATTATTGACCCGATTGACCTTTTGGTAGACGTCGCAGAAGACTACCTATGTCAAACAAATGGTGTTAAAACTCTTTCTGATATTCCATGGGGTGGCGGCCATTCTCAACTTGGAAAAATGTTTAAGAAATTCTTCCGAGAAATTACCAATGCAGGTTACGGATTAATTATAATTGGTCACGCCGCAGTTAAAAAAGACGAGTTAAACGAAGAAATAAAATATCGTTCATTGAACTTTAATAAAAAAGTAAAAGGTATCATAATGGGACTACTTGATCAACTCATTTATGTAGAAAGCTCAAGAGATCCTAGAGAACCAAGTATCATGCACTTCAAAGGTTCAGCTTATTGGGAAGCAAAAAGTAGATTCCCAAACATCGTCGCCGAAGACATTCTCTCTTATGAAAATCTAGTCAAGGCAATTCAAAACTCTGTAAAAGATGTAGCAACAACGTCTGATTGGGATAGGAAAGATCCTGCCGCAATAGAAGGAGTTAGCTCAACTCAAAGAGAGTTTGAAGAGATTAGACAAAGCGCCATTGACATTGCTAGTTCAAAAATTGAATCAGTAGGTCAGTCACCAGTTATTGAGGAAATAAATACAACCCTAATGAAGAAAATATCAGAAACAGATATTTCCGACGTAGACATGTTAAAGGTATTAATAAACAGATTAAAGGCATTATAATTAATACCAACTAAACCCATAAGGAGTAATGAATGAGAAATTCTTACATTTTAGACACTAATATCTTACTAAGGGGAAAAGACGAGAAAGGGATTATCTCTTATCCAGTTATTTGTGAATTGGATAGGCTAAAAACCTTCAGCGCAGAAGTTGGAAAAGATGCTAGAGATGCAATTTACAAAATCTATAGCGACACAGGAAATTTCACACTGGAATCAGAAGACAAACTAGAAAATGAAACTGTTGATGACTTCTTAATAAGACAGGCGAAGAGTCGAGGTTTAACTCTAAAAACACTTGACCTTAGTTTGTTTTTAAAAGCTAAGGCAAATGGAGTTGAAGCAATTTTTGATGAGTATGCTTATTCAAATGAGTATACTGGAGTTACCTACTTGGACGATGTATCAGACGGAGCAACTCTTGAAAAAATATTCAGAGGAGAACCTTTAGATCCAAAAGAGTTCCCAAACAATCATTTTATCATATCAGATAGACTAACTTATCGAGTTATGGAGAATAGGGCAGAAATCATTAAGAATCAATCAATCTCAAGCATTTATGTTCAGAGAATCACACCAAAAAATCTTGAGCAAAGATGCGCCTTTGAGTTGTTATCCGACAAGCGTGTTACGGTACTTTCTTTTTCTGGAACCTATGGAACGGGAAAATCGTTGCTCATGATGTCCTATGCTTTACAGGAACTGGAAAAGGGGTCTATTGCGAAGATTGTGATTGTTCCAAACAACAGTGCGGTAGCTTCAACAAAAGAGCTAGCGGCATTGCCTGGTGGAATCTTCGAAAAGGAACTTTCCTACACTGCGACTTTGATTGACTTGCTTGGAATTGATCGACTAAGAAAAATGGTTGAAACAGAGCAAATTGAAATTTTACCAATGGCTGTTGCTAGAGGTAGAAATCTAATTAATTCAATCGTAATAGCAACGGAAAGCCAGAACCTAACCTCCCAACATGCCCAACTTCTTTTGGGTAGAATTGGCGCAGACTCTCGAATCTTCTTCGATGGCGACTGGGCTCAAACAGACCAAAAACTGTTTAGAAACAATAGTGGATTGAGACAATTAAACAAACTAGCTTTCACGGAACACTCAAAGCTGTTCGGAACAGTTCAACTGAGATCCATTGAAAGAAGTGAAACCGCAAGACTGGCAGAAGTTTTGGGTAAATTATAAGCTAAAAAGCCAAGGTCTAGTATCTTGGCTTTTTTTAAATTCTTGACAAAAACTCAAAAATGTGGTATAATTAATTATAGAGTGAAAGGAGGATGGTTATATGGAAACAAATATTTTGCTAAAACAAAATTTATGTTCAAAGTGCAAAGCAAAAACAAACATAGGCTCATACGGGCTTGATAGTAAATTTCTCTGTTTGGAGTGTTCTTTTACCGAAGAAAGACTTCATTTTGATAAATTTGATGTGATTGATGGAGAGCTAATCTCAAATCACCCCCTATCAAGCTACGATGAGTCTAATCAGCGTATACTGCTTATTGAATATGCTTCTAATCTTTTTAACGGAATATCGAAGGCGACTTTCCCAACAATCGTGAGATTTAAAAATCAAGGCATGACCTACATTGGAATGATAAGAGCTTTAGAGTGGTTCTATGTTATTCAAAAAAAGCCAATATCAAAAGCAAAAAAGAATATTGGAATAGTTCCATATGTTTATAAAGATGCGCAAGACTACTACGCTCTCGAAAACACAAGACGATACAATCGATACCAAAGAGTTATTCGAGAGTTAAAAAAAGAAAGCATTGAGATAATCTACGAAAAGACTGATATCAAAAAGAACAATCAAATTGACATTGAACTTATGTAAGGAGGGGCCATGCTTTACGATAGAAAAATTGGCTCCCAGCTTATTGGAGCAATTATAAAAAAACCGACACTTTTCGCTGATACAGATGGATTCCTTCTTGCTCCCAATGATTTTGATGATAGACTTCATAGGCTTGTTTTCTCAACAATGTACAACTTATTCTTTTCTGGTATGATGTCGATTGATGTTTCCGCCATTAATGAGTATTTAAAAAACTATCCTGACCTATATGCCTTTTTTAATGCGGAAAATGGTAGTGACTTCTTTTTGGCGGCTTCTGAATTGGCAGACTTGGAGAATATAAACTATTATTATTCAACTATTAAGAAGTATTCTTTGCTTCGAGATTTAAGAGGGAAGTTTGATATCAGCGAATGGTATGAAGAAAAAAATCTTGATTTTTCTTTAAGAGAAAAGATTAGGCGAAATTTTGAAGAGTCTAGTGTTAGAGATATAATCACAAAGGTGCAGTCTGATATAATTAGTATTGAGGCTAAACACGTGAACAGAAAATCTTTTTCATCGGGAAAGGCTTCTGACGAAATTGACGAACTAATAGAATCATTAAAAAAATCACCCGAAGTTGGGTTCTCCTTTGAGGGCGACTTGTTTACTACAATTGTTCGAGGGGCTAGAAGAACCAAATTCTATCTAGGAAGTGGAGCCTCTGGGGCGGGCAAAACGAGAGGCGCAGTAAGTAACGCTTGTCGACTAGGATATCCCATTAGATGGAGCCAAGAGCAATCCAAATGGATCAACACGGGTAGTAAATTAAAAGTTGGTATTATTACAACTGAGATGGAGCTTACCGAAATAAAAACTCTGATACTAGCTTACCTAAGTGAAATTGATGAAGAGAAAATTTTAAACTATGATCTCACCGCAGATGAAGAAAAAAGGCTACTCATTGCTGCGAGAATAATGAAAGAATATAAAGAGCAAGTTGTTCTTTTTCATATGCCAGATCCAAGCGTAACACAAGTGAATACAAATGTGAAGCAGTTGGTTTTAGTAAATCATTTAGATGTGATATTTTTCGACTACATTCATACTTCGCCACAATTACTTTCTGACTTTGGAGGAATTAAAGTTCGAGACGATATTGCGCTTTTAATGTTATCTACTTCTTTGAAAAATCTTGCAAACGAGTTAGATATTATAATGTGGAGTGGAACACAGCTGAATAAAGAGGGTGAAGAATCCTTTTTCGTGGATGCTGGGGGAATAAGGGGGTCGCGTGCAATCTGCGACAAGACCGATGCTGCATTTGCTTATAAAATGTTAACTCCAGAGGTCGCCAAGTCTGTTTCTGCGGCAATAAAGCAAACCAACACAAAACCAAACTCTTATATTGATGTATTCAAAATGAGAAGAGGGAAATATCGTAGAGTTAGAATATTCAGAGATACCAATCTTGGGACAATGCGTTCCACCGACTGTTTTGTTACCGATGAATTTTTTAATCTATTGTCTGTCCCCGTTGTTTTCTCAAAAGATAAGAACAGTCTACTCACAAAAGAGGAAATATCAAAACTAACAAAAGAACCTACTAAACAAGAGCAAGAGTCAAAAGAGCAACCCCGACAGTTTAAAGTAAGTCTATAAGGAGGATATCGTGCAAAGTTCGACCATAATTGATTTTGTAAAAGAGCAGTTTCCTTCAATTCATATTGAAGAAAAAAGTACGCATTATGTTCTTCCGACTATCTGTCACAATCACTCTCATTCCACAGCTAGTAGAAAGTTGTATCTCTATAAAAATGAGGAAGAGGGAAATCCACTATTTCATTGTTTTACTCAATGCGGAGAAACCTTTAATATATACCAACTAATTCAAAAATACCATGCCCTTGATAAAAAAGAAATCACCTACAGGGATGCATATAAAATGTTTCATGGCAAAGATCCATCCTTTGAGAAAGATGACGCACCTCAAGAAATTATGTATGAGAAGGAATTTAAGAATCCTTTGGAGATCTATCTACCCGAATACAGTAAAAATGTGTTGGATATGTTTCGTAGCGATGATACTGATCCATGGGCGGAAGAAGGTATTTATCTTTCAATTCTAGAGGAGTATGGAATAACTTACTCCAAGAGCCTTCAATCAATTTTTATTCCGCAATACGATTGGAGAGGTCGATTCATTGGACTTAGGGTTAGAACAACTAATGCTCAAAAAGAAAAAATGTTTAAATACATGCCGGCTCACCTTAACAATATATTCTATAGACACCCTTTATCCCTAAATCTTTATGGGATTTGGGAAAATCAAAAAGAAATAAGAGAGCAAAAAAAAGTTTGGATATATGAATCAGAGAAAAGTTGTTTGCTTCATTACTTGCTAACCGACAATAGGCTTGCATTGGCAACCTGCGGAAGCAGTATCTCAAAATGGCAAATGGACATGTTAATACATTATCTTGGAGTCGAGGAAGTTATTATCGCCTACGATAAAGAATACGCAAACATTCAAGACGCCTTCCGGTGGATTGAAAAAATAAAAGAGCAGTTTAAGTATTTAACCCTATTTGTCAAGGTTGGGATTATGGTTGATCAAGCAGAATTGTTTGCGCCCAAAGACTCTCCAGTAGACAGAGGAATAGAAGAATTTGAATCAATGCTAATATACTATATATAAAAGGAGAGTAAATATGAAAGTAAAATTAAAAGAAATTAATCCAGAAATAGCAGGATTGGTAGACCAGGTTTTAGATGCAGTTGGATTGTCGGAAGAATGGTTAAATGCTGGAAAAGAATCTTTTCTTGATGGACGGAAGCTTCACAATTTTTCAAAAGGTGAAGATTTAATCCTCGAGCACATTAACAACCGAATCGGAATTTTGGTAGATACCGATACGGACGGATATACTTCTGCCTCAATGATGTATCAATGGCTAAAGGACAAAAATCCAAATGCAGAAATAGAAATACTAATTCAAGAGGGTAAAGTTCATGGTATTATGCCAAAAATGTTTGAGGATAAAGACTTTGATTTATTAATTATTCCAGATGCCGGCAGCGGACAAATTAAAGAGCAAAAAGCGCTAAAAGAAAAAGGATACGATATTTTAATCCTAGATCATCATGAAATGGGCGAAGAAAGCGAATATGCGGTAGTTATAAATCCTCACAACCAAAACTGCCATTACGAAAATAAAGCCCTAAGTGGAGGCGCAGTTGTATATAAATTCATTGAGGGAGTCGATACCAACAGGGGAGAATTAGACTATTCTAAATATATTGACTTAGCAGCAGTTTCAATCATCAGTGATATGATGTCGATTAAATCTTTAGAAAATAAAGCGATTGTAAATATTGGATTGGCAAATCTAATAAATCCTTATTTTAAGGCAGCCTTCAAAGCTGACCAAAGATTACAAGACAAAAACTTTGATCCAATTGCTATTGCATTTTATATTGTTCCAGTTATAAACGGTACGATAAGAATGGGTGAGCAAGAAGATAAAATGAACCTCTTTTTGGCGCTAAGTGGGATTGAGAGACCAGAGCCTATTATCGCAGGATTGTTAAAAATAAGAAACAAACAAAATACCTCAAAAGAACCAATCATAACAAGAATCTGCTACAACCTTCAAAAAAATGGATTGGATCAGGGAAAGATTATTTTTGCTGAAACACCTAAAAATACTCCAAAAGCTTTGACGGGATTAATTGCGGGGCAAATTGCAAACTTATATAATCGACCAGTTTTACTTGGTAGACCCGATGATAATGGGAACTACGTTGGAAGCTTAAGAAGTATAAACGATTCGACAGTTGAGAACTTAAAAGATTTTTGTATGGAATCGGGCTTTTTTAATTGGGTTGAGGGTCATCAAGCAGCTGCGGGATATTCGATTCCAGTAGAAAACATGGAAAAATTCTTAGCTTATGTGGATCAAGAACTACCTCCTGTAGAAAAGGTATATTCTCCATTCTTTGATTTGGGGAACTTTAAAAATCCAGGAGAATCTATTCTTGAGATTGCTTTTTTAAATGACCATCTTGCTACAGATTTTAAAGAAGTTTTGGTCTATAGTGAACTAGAAATCACTGCTGCAAATTTGCGTCTTATGGGAAAAAGTGCCAATGTACTGGCTGTTCAAGATTTAAAAAACAATGTAAAATACATTAAATTTAGGCATAAAAATGGTATAAATTTAACTGGTTTCGGAAAAATATTTTTTGAAGAAAAAGAATATGAAAGCGGAAAACTTCGCATTGTCGGAAAATGTAGTATTAACGAATGGATGGGTATGATTGAACCTCAGATTATCATAGAAGACATGGAATTCATTCCGACACTAGAAAAAGAAGAAGAACCAAAGGAGATCTCTTTAAAATATCTTGATATATTATAATATTGACAAAGTCTCCGAAATATGATATAATTAATATATAAGTTAAAAAGGGAGGCTTCAATGCATATTATT